CGATACACCTACTTGGACAGGGCTAGAAAAGCAGCAAAACTTACACTTCCATACGTCATGCCAGATGAGGGCTTCGGTTCTCACAGTCGTTTGGATACACCATTTCAGGGCGTTGGGGCAAGAGGAGTAAACAACCTCGCTTCTAAATTACTGTTGGCACTTCTACCTCCCAACGCTCCGTTCTTTCGTTTAAAGATAGATGAGTATCAGCTACGTGCTGAAGGCGCACCTGATGAACTCATCACTGAGATAGAGTCCTCGCTACAACAAGTAGAGGAAGCAGTGATGGATGAGATCAGTGGCAACACTTACCGCACAGGTATTCACGAAGCTCTTAAACATCTTATTATCACAGGTAACGCACTTATATATCTACCAGACGAGGCAGGTCTACGTGTGTTCCACCTTGATCGTTTCTGCGTAGAGCGCGATGCTATGGGCAACGTGCTTTATATATGCACCAAAGAAGACTTATCTTATATGTCACTGACTGAAGAGATGAAGAGTCTTGTAGGTGTGCAGAGCATGGATTCTCCTGATGAAGAGATTTGCTTATACACTGCTGTGTGTCGCAAGAGTGACAAGTGGCATGTGTGGCAAGAGATTAATGGAGAGATGATTCCTTCCTCCGAAGGTTCATACCCACTAGATAAGAACCCTTTCATACCTCTACGGTTCTCCCGCATTGACGGAGAAGACTACGGTAGAGGATACGTAGAAGAATACTTAGGTGACCTGCAATCCCTTGAGGCACTGACGCGTGCGCTCGTTGAAGGCAGCGCAGCAGCAGCTAAGGTATTGTTCCTTGTTAACCCTAATGGCACCACAAGAGCAAGGACTCTAGCTGAGTCTCCTAATGGTGCTATCGCTCAAGGCAACGCACAGGACGTATCGGTTCTCCAGCTAAATAAGTTTAACGACTTCAGGGTTGTGCAAGAGAGCATGGCTAAGATTGAAGAGCGTATGGGACATGCGTTCCTGCTTACCTCTGGCGTTGTTCGTAACGCAGAGCGTGTGACAGCTGAAGAGATTCGTATGCTCGGACAAGAACTAGAGTCTGCTATAGGTGGTCTCTACTCTCTACTAAGCACTGAGATGCAGTTACCTATGGTCAATCGTTTGATGACCATAATGAACAAGAACAAGTCTCTTCCTAAGTTACCTGAGAAGGTAGTGAGTCCTGTCATCATCACTGGGGTGGAAGCACTGGGTAGAGGCAACGACCTACAGAAGCTGGATATGTTCCTAGCGGGAGCAGCTCAGGTTGTGGGTCCAGAAGCCATACAACAATTCATTAACGTAGAAGAATACTTTAAACGCAGAGCGACATCGCTCGGCATCAAAACAAGTGGTCTAGTTAAAGACCAAGAGCAGATGGCGCAGGAAGCGCAACAAGCCCAACAAATGCAGATGGCAGAGAAACTTGGACCAGCAGGTATCAAGGCTATGTCAGAAGAAGCAAAACTACAACAACCAGAAGCGAGAGAGGAACAGTAAACTATGGCTAATTATCAGTCAGTAACAGTAAGCGAGAATACAAACGAAGAGAATATATCTCTTGAAAAGCAAGCAGCTATGCAAGAAGAAGCTGCAAACCAGAAGGGTCAACCTGATCAATCTGAAGACACACAAGAAGTTGAAGAGACTTCAGAACGTCCTGAGTGGCTAGACGAAAAGTTTGAAAGCCCAGAAGATTTAGCAAAGGCTTATAATGAGCTTCAACAAAAACAATCAACAAAGAAAAACTCTAGTGAAGAACAAGAACAAAATACTGAGGAGAATACGCCTCAAGCTGACAACGCTGTTACAGAAGCTACGGCAGAGTTTACAGAGACTGGACAGTTATCTGACGAAACGTTTCTAAGTCTTGAGAAAGCTGGCATACCAAGAGAAATGGTTGAGGCTTACATACAAGGACAAGAAGCTGTGTCCGTAGCATCGGCTGTAGAAATACAAAACTCTATTGGTGGCGTAGATAACTACAACGCTATGAGCGAATGGGCAGGAGAGAATCTAGCCGATGGAGACCTACAAGCTTACAACGACATTGTTGAGAGAGGCTCTGTTGAACAAGCTCGTGTGGCTGTCAAAGGCATGTACGCTCAGTTCTTAGGAGCTGGAGGCAAGGCTCCAACACTTTCGCAAGGCGCGACCTCTGGGGTTGCTGGTGCTAAGGCATTCGGCTCCGCAGCTTCTATGGTAGAAGCAATGCAAGACCCAAGATACAAGAGCGACCCTGCATATCGTCAACAAATTGAGAAGCGACTAGCTGTCTCAAACGAATTTTAATTATGACACCAGAAATAATAGCAATGCTCGGAGGAGGACTCAGTGGCTTCGTGATGAAGCTTATTGGGACACAGATGGAAAACCAAGCTCGTCAATTTGAGCGCATGATTACGACACAGCAGACAGCAGATGCTTCCGCTGATGCGGCTGCCAAACGCGATGGTGGTGTATTAGTTCGTAGATTCCTAGTGGTCTCAACTGTCTTTGCTATTGTACTTGCTCCGTTTGTCTTCGCGTGGACAGATGTGGGCGTGAGTGTTTCTAGAGATACAAACGGGTTTCTAGGACTTTTCAAAGGTGTTAAGTGGGAGACCATTCAAGGCTTTGTAATCCTCCCTGAGATTAGACAAACTGCTCTTGCCATCGTAGGATTCTACTTTGGTTCATCTCAAGTAAAATGACTTTATGGAATTGGTATTACAAATCGCTTCGGCAGTAACACCAATACTAATCGGATTTATTACGCTAGTTATAATACTGTCTAAGATGCACTATAGCGTCGAGGTCTTGAAGGAGAAGGTAAAGATACTTTTCGACTTCCATAACAAGCATAACAAATAATTTCTACTCTACGTTTAAAGTAGCGACTGAGCCTGATACGTCAGACAACTCACTGATCGTAAAATATACACGGAATGAAACACAGAAAACTAACGAGAACGTTGTGTTCTCATTTACTAATAAAATAACAAAAGGAAAACTATGGCAACAGGTGACTTCTCACCTATCTCTCGTAGTGGACAAACCCAAGGTCAGTCCGATGTAGATAAGCTCTTTCTGAAAGTTTTCTCTGGTGAAATTCTTACGAGTTTCTCTGAGACAAACGTCATGAAGGACTTACATACAATGCGCACGATTTCTTCAGGGAAATCTGCACAGTTCGTAACCTCTGGAATTGCTACTGCTAAATACCATCAAGTCGGCACAAACATTGTCGAGAACGATACCGATGGAGGCTACATGTCTCAAATCGGTATGGGCGAGCGTATCATCAATATCGATGATGTTCTTATCTCTTCGACATTCATTGCTAACATTGATGAACTCAAGAAGCATTATGACGTTCGCAGCATCTACGCTGCTGAACTTGGTAAGGCTCTAGCAAAACGTTTCGACATCGCAACGATGAAGACTCTCTATGCTGCTTCACAAGACAGTGCTAACTTGACCAACACTCCTGCTGGTTCAAGCATCACTGGTGCTGACACCAAGAGCGCAGACGGTATCATTGATGCCCTCTATGCTGTTGCTGAAACACTCGACAAGAACGATGCTCCAGATGATGGTCGCTTCGCTGTTCTCGCTCCATCAACTTACTACAAGTTGTTGACAGCAGATAACGTTGCAATCAACAAGGACACTGGTTCTGGCGGTAACGTCAATGCTGGTACTGTTGCAAGCGTTGCTGGTATCCGTCTTGTAAAGAGCAACCACATAGCTGACATTGCCGAACTCGGTGATGACTCAGCGGTTGCTACTGGCGATGGCGCATCCAACAACACTGTATTCAGTGGTGGTAGTGGTTACAACGGAGACTTCTCCGCGTTGACAACTGGCACTGGTGCAGACCTTGAGTACGGCATGCTTTGCGGTACTAAGGAAGCTATCGGTACGGTCAAGCTTCTTGATCTTGCTACTGAAAGCGAGTATCAAATCGAGCGTCAAGGTACATTGTTCGTTGCTAAGTACGCAATGGGTCACGGAGTTCTCCGTCCTGAGTGTGCTGTTGCAGTGAAACCTGCTTAATAATTAATCAAGCCCTGCCCCCAAATGGGGGTGGGGTTTTTTTTACAATGGCAAAAAGAAAAGGGCTTAGTCTAAGAAAGGAACACAAATCCAAAACAGGTGGTCTCAGTAAAAAAGGAAGAGACTACTACAACAGGAAGACAGGTTCTAATCTTAAAGCCCCACAACCGCAAGGCGGTGGAAGAAAGCGTTCATTCTGTGCGAGGATGGGCGGTGTCAAAGGACCCATGAAGGACTCCAAAGGCAGACCAACGCGCAAAGCTTTAGCCCTAAGAAAATGGAAATGTTAACATGAGTTTATACGAAAATATTAATCGCAGACGCAAGCTTGGGATCAGCCGTCCTAAAAGCAAATCAACTGTAAGCAAGAAGTCTTACAGCAACATGAAAAAAGGTTTCCCCAAAAAGAAAGGTAAATAATGGCAACTTTAACTTCTCAACTAGAATCCGTTAACGTGATGCTGGGTCACATTGGTGAGGCACCTATCAACAGCCTAGAGGGTTCTTTACCTGTTAGTGCTATCACTGCTCTGTCTACTTTAAAAGAAGTAAGCAAAGAGGTACAAGCAGAGGGCTGGCACTTTAACTATGAGGAGAATGTCACCTTAACTCCATCAGCTGGTGTCATTAATGTTCCCTCAGACGCAATTCAAATAGACCCTCACGATAGTCAAGTAGACGTAGTACAAAGAGGTGAAGAATTATTTGACCGTAACAGTAACACATCCAGATTTAAAGAGAGTATCAAGGTAAGCCTAATACGTTTACTTGATTGGGACTATCTCCCAGAAGAAGCTCGTAGATATATTGTACTACGCGCCTCTAGAATTTTCCAAGGACGTACAATAGGATCGCGGGAGCTTGAAGCATTGATAGCGCGTGACGAATACCAAGCACGTTCTCGACTTGAAGAAGCTGACTATGGCAGCTCTGATAGAACTATATTTGACAACTTCGATGCAGTCACAAGAATCGGTACCAACCGCAACTACAATATTTAATAATGCCTTTAATTAACACTGCCGTCCCTAACCTTATTCAAGGTGTATCACAACAACCAGACTCATCGAGATTTGATGGTCAATGTGAGGAGCAGGAAAACGCTCTCAGCTCTGTTGCTGATGGACTAAGAAAGCGTCCAGCCACTCAGCACGTTGCTAAGTTGTTGGATGAAGCAATTACCAAGGACAGTTTTGTTCATTTCATCAATCGAGACGACGATGAGAAGTATGTAGTTATACATACTGGTACGGGTATAGAAGCTTGGAACGTTGTTTCAGGAGGTAAGTGCCTTATTAATGGCGTATTTGATCCTCTAACTCCTCCTAATTATCTAGCCACCGATAATCCTAGAGAAAGCCTGAAGGCATTAACGGTAGCGGACAATACTTTCATTGTTAATAAAGATGTTAGTGTTGGGTTATCGCAAACTAAAACAGCACCCCTTGATAAGAAAGGATTTGTTTACATAGCCCAAGGAGACTACGAGAAAAAGTATCAGGTCAATGTTGGAGGAAACATTAACGGGACTGTTCCAAGCAACCAAGCCACCTTTGACATCGCTGTAGAAGGTTATCATTGGTATAAAGGCTGGGAAAAATTTAGAGTTGCTAATGTAGATATAACCAACCGCGGTTCAGGATACCCCGCAACAACACCAGACATTTTAGAACTATCGTATAACTGGGGAAGTTTAGGCTCAACTGTCTACGCCAGTTATACTACTATTAATACTGAACCAGTCATTCAAGTTACCTTTGAGGATGATGGTACGGTAGATGCGGACGGTGTTTCAAACGGAACTAAAAGGGTAGCCACAGCAACTGTTGTGACTGTAGGTCAGTTTGCCCAGCACAACGCGCAGGTTACTGGAGCTAGCTTTGCAGATAATTATAGTGCCAGTATAACAGGCACCGTTGCGGGAGATATTATTGGTGGAACAGAATACAGCTTCTCTACCGTAAGTGACGTTGACACCAAGTCTTACTTGGCTGATACCACTGAAATAGCAACATCTCTATTTGATGACTCAGCTTACCCAGATGATTTTGCTGCACAGCCCTTTATAACCGCAGACGCTGCTGGAAATATATTTACCAGTGGCACAACCTTTCTTAATCCACCTCTTACAGCTACGCGAGAGGGAGGCACTATTATTATTGAACATAACAACGTGGATGGGGACTTTACTTTAACAACCGAGGACGGACTTGCGGGTAATGGTATTAAGGCTGTTTACAAACGTATTGATTCTCTCTTAGACCTTCCATTAAAAGCTCCAAACAACTTCGTAGTAGAAATTGTTGGAGATGCTGATTTAGACCAAGATAACTATTGGGTAAGGTTCACTACTAATAATGGAACAGCTTTTGGAGAAGGTGCTTGGGAAGAATACGTAGCTCCTAATGTATCAGACGGGTTAGACGCATCAACTATGCCTATGACTATCCGAAGCACTAACTTCAATACGCTTGAAATTCAAACGTTAGACTACGCCAAGAGGACCGCAGGCGATGAAGACACAAACCCTAACCCTTCGTTTGTTGGGCAAGGAATTAATGACATTGTATTCTTTAAGAATCGTTTAGGATTTATTACTAATGAAACGGTTGTGTTCTCTGAGGCTGGTGAGTTCTTTAACTTCTTCAGAACTACAGTATCATCTCTGTTGGACTCGGCTCCAATCGACATTACCGTTAGTAGCACTAAGGTAACTAAACTAAAGTCTGCCACCATCTTCCAAGAGAACTTGATGCTGTTTGCGGATAATGTTCAGTTCGTAATGAAAGGTGGAGACTTGTTCACGCCTAAGACTGTATCAATATCCCCAACAACTAACTTTAGTTTAGATGGTGACGTTAGTCCTATACCTATTGGTTCTTATATCTACTTTCCCTTTAATCGCGGAGATCACACAGGACTTCGTGAGTTATCTTTGAGTGCCAACACCGAGACCTATGATGCGGTTGAAGTAACTGAACACGTTCCTTCTTATATTCCTAGTGACATAATAAATATGGCAGGAACTACCGCCGAAGATATTATAGTTTTACAAAGTGGTAAGGAGTATAGTGACGGAACTAACGCAAGAAACTGTCTTTATATATACAATTACTTTTGGAATAATAACCAGAAAGTTCTTAGTGCTTGGTCTAAGTTTGACTTCACTGGCGAGATACGAGGAATGGAGTTTATTGAATCTTCTCTGTATCTTGTCATAGCACACCACAATCAAACACAGCTTGTGTCTATGCCTCTTGAGTCTAAACCAAGTAAGATTACTCTATCTGGTTATACTACTCCAGATGCTCCTATTGTTTACGCACCCTCTACGCCCACAGTTAACACTACCACTACCACTGTAACTAATGATCCCAATGCCGATACAGTAGACGTTGATAATCCAGAGGAAGTTATTGAAGAATACGAGCCATCCCTTGTTGGTGGTTCAAATGAAACTAGTACATTTAAGCTTTTCACCGATAAAAGCGTTATCACAGAGGGAGAGTTAGTTACTATTACCTTAAATACGGAGGGACTATCTGATGGTACGGTTGTTTCATATACACTATCAGGTGATGAGGTAAGCAACGTAAACTTAGGTCTAGGTTCTGTTCACGACTTAACGGATTCGTTTACTGTTACTAATAATGCTGCTTCAGTATTATTCGACACTAACGTTGATCCTAATTTACACGAAGAAAACAAAGTATTTACGCTTTCATTGGATAATGGGGAAAATAGTATTTCCGTACAAATTAGGGATAGTAACAATTTCAGTGTTACCTTATTTGAAGACCAGTGGAGCCGCGTTATCTTTGATCCCACTGCCATTTCAGTTAACGCTTTTGACACTTTAGGTAACGCGTTGGGATACGTTATGAGGAATGCATACCCTTCAAATTACAGAGAAATTCCAACACAGAGGACAATCGCTGCAGTTTTTGATACTTTTGAAAAATTTAATAACCCATTTGTAACAGGCTTTAAAGCGGTATGTAGCACTGCAAAGGTAAAACAACGCATTCAAACTATTGATGGCGTTCGATCGACCTACATGGCACCCATTGGCGCTAACCTACAATTTATTGATCTATGGTTTGGGGGGGTAGTCACCCAAGTACACACCGCAACGATGAATTACACTCTTGAAGAAATGACAGGAAGCTGGGACGTTGTTCTTTGGAGCCAAGCTCACAGAGGGTGGTATGGGTACGTAAGAGAAACAGATATAATTCCTATTGCGGCAGGCTCTTCCTCAATAACATTTCCTAAAGTTTATAATTCTGCTCATTCTTCTACGCGGGTAAGGTTTAGACTGCTATCAGAAACGGGTAGTATTAATATTAAAAACGTAGGATTTAAACTTACCAGACCCCTCACAGCTGCGGAATCTTATGCTCGATATGGCGGTTACGTAATTAACCCTTAATTGAAAGGTATAAAAATAAAATGAGTGAAACAAATAGTTTAATACATCTCGATATGGCGGTACATACAACTATCCCAGCCTTGCAAGATGTTATATCTCTTCCTTACTATCCTGAAAGTGCGGACGCTATTCAGGTTTATACATCTGATGGTTTAAAACTAAAAATTAAGTCCGTAGAAGGTAACGTTGTTAAGCTTCTTTTTCCTCTTCAGACACTCACCAAGGTGGTTGTAGGATACCCATACACAATGAAGTATACGTTCTCTGAGCAAATCTTCAAAGCTAAAGCGGGTAACGGTAGAAGTCCAAGTAACGCTGCCAAGTTAATGATACGCAACTGCTCAATCTACTTTGATGAAACTGCGTACTTTAAAGTTAAGGTTACGCCTAAGCACCGCGATACTCATGAGAATGTATTTACTCCTGACGTACTCGGAGAAGCATCTCTTGGAAGTTTATACCTAGACACTGGTTTCTATAAATTTCCTGTGTTTACTAACGCACAAGATACTGTGATATGTATTGAGAACGATTCTGCTCTGCCATCAAACTTTCAATCGGCAGAGTTTGAATCCTTTTTACACTCAAGATCGTCACGCTATGCGTAAGAAGATTTATCAACAAGGTAAGATTTATATGTGTGAGTCCATCGAGGACGACATAGAACACATCTATCCGTTCATGAGACAGGTAGATAAGATTGAGTGTGAGTGCATGGGCTACACTCCGAAGGAAGCTTTGGAAGTAGCACTAGGTGCCGACACGGTAACTTACACGGTGTTCGATCCGTATGATGTTCCGTTCTGTATGCTTGGGACTGGTCTCCTAAACTACGATGGTGATGGGTATATATGGATGCTATCAACAGATTCAGTGGTTGATTGCAAATACGATTTTATAAGAGGCTCTAGGTTTGTGGTTAACACACTCATTGAGTCATACACAAGAGCAAAGAACTTTGTTCACAAAGATAATAAAGCATCCATCGCTTGGCTTGAGTGGTGTGGTGCAGAGATGGGGCAAGAGTATAAATTCTCTGACCACCCCTTCTATGAATTTACAATAACTAATAAGGAGAAAGAATAATATGTGTCCAGTAACGATAACCGCAGGTATGACCGCAGCAGCTAAGTTTGCTGCAACGGCAAAAGGCATGGCTGCCATATCAACAGTAATGGGCGGGGCTACTTCTATCTTAAGTATTCAAGGACAGGCTCAAGCAGCCAAGGCACAAGCTAAAGCACAAGCGAATCAAACTCAAGCAGAGAGACAACGTCTTCAACAACAGCAGTCTGCTGAACGGATCAATCAAAGATTCCAACAGGAGCAAGCTGATACTCAATTACAGAAGTCTTCTATCAAAGCACAAGAAGCTAGAGCAACTGCTCGTGTGTCCGCTGGAGAAGCTGGCGTATCTGGGTTGAGTGTTGATGCATTAATGAATGACCTGACACGTAAGCAAGCTATCTTCAACTACGGTCTTACAAGACAACAAGAGCAATCTAACTACGCCACGGAACTGCGTCTGCAAGACAACGCTTTAGGTTCTTCACAGCGTATGCTCGCTATCAACAAACCAATCGAACAGCCTGATTACATTGGAGGAATCCTGAAAGGCGTAAATACAGGTCTTAACACAGCGGGAACTCTCAAATCCATCAAAACATAATGGCAAGAAAACAAACTCTTAAATCCCTCCTCGGAGGAAATGACTCACGTGTTGGGGTGGACCTTAACCTTGACGAGCAGACCTTCCGCGCCCCTACAGTGAGGGCTGGTAACTATCAGGTAGCAGGTCCCGTATACTCCAAGACAAACGCCTTATCGAAGCTCTCAGACTCGCTGGAGCGTTACTCTGGTCCAATACTCAAAGGGTATGCAAACATTAAAGAGCAACAGTCTCTTGCTATGGCAGATGCTACGGAGTTGTTAACACCTGAGCAGCTTAAGTTACTTAAAAATGAAGACCCCTCTGGTCTGTTAGAATCAATCAACAACGACAAAAGAATATTAGATGATGCTCAACGTAAGAAGCTCATAAAATTTGCTGAGAACCCTAACAACTACGAACGTGCTTACAGGCGTGTAGGTGAACGCGCATTTAACGCTTTCAAAACAGACTTTTTAACTAATATGCCTGAGTACGCTGAAGATGAAAACTTCAGTATGGAAGCTAAGAGAGACGAGCTTCTCGAAGAGTATGGGCTAGGCGGTCTTGGTAGGCAGGAGTTTGAAAAACTTTTTAATAACTTTGATGCACGTACTCAGGCTCAGTTTGGTCAGTTAAAAAATGATCACTTAGAAAAAGAAGCTATCCTAGAAAGCGTATCTATATATTCTGAAATGCTTTTGGATGATACGACCACACTAGAAGGTCAGGACGGACTTAACGAGACCATAAATCAACATCCGTACGAAACACAGAAGTCTATATTTAAAGGCGTAGTGAGGGAGATGGCGGTAGAGAATCCTAAACGCGCTAGAGACCTTATTACTGATTATGAAGAAGGAGATTACCAGTTAGGTAATGGAGAGATGGATGGCGAGTTTAGAGACTCTCTAATTGATATTGTCACAAACCAAACTGAACGATCAGCACAATTTGTTGAACTACAGCTTGGAGAATCTATGCGAACTTTCTTAGGTAAAGCACAAGCAGGAGAAGAGATTGGGGAACTTGAAATCCCTTACGGTCGCGATAAAGAAGATGTTATTAAGTTTACTCCTGATGGAAATACTATTGATGATTATCAAGAGGCACTAACTACAGCATTAACAAGAACAGAGGATAACCCTCTAGATGGAATGCCAGAGACTGTGCGTTATAGCCTACTTACTCAGGCTGCTAAACTAAAAGAAGAAGAACTCGGAAAAGAAAAAAACATGCGCAGTATGTATCTACGTGCGCCTATGACCGAGATAACAGAAGCATTGAAAACTGAAATTCTCGGTGAGAATGTAAACGGACTTAGCCCAGAGCAAATAACGTCAGAGGGTATAAGACATTATGGTGAATTATCCGACATAGTAAAAAAGATAAGTTCTGATCCACAATACAAAACTCCAGTTGAAAAAGAGTCTGCTATCATGCTGGCTGTGGGAGAGTACAAAGATAAGGTAGTAGCTGGAGCTGAAACAGCAAAAAATCAAAAAGAAGAAGTTGGTCGCAGAAGTAGATTTGATGATGTGGCTGGATCAGGTGAGACTTTAAATAATAAATTACTTCAAGATTTGGGTATTGGTCTTAAGCGTCTTAACGAAAGAGTTGGCGAAGGCACTGCTCCTGAGGATACAGCTATCCCAGAAAAGTCGGAACTAAATCAAATTGCCATCGAGAAAGAGAAATCAATTAGAGCAAATGTTGATGAGATTTATAGCAACCCTGAGCTTACTGAAGATGAAAAAGCAGCTGGTTTAAGTTTAGACAACAAGGCTGCTCTTATGGACTTTAGAGGTAAAGCAGCGCAGAACTATGTAAGTACTGAAATAGCACTACTTCAGGAAGACATAAGCTATGACGGAATAATAGGTAACTTGGCAGAGAACAAACAAGCTGCCAAAGATGCAAAGTCATCCGAGAAGACTGATGAAATAAATACAAATCAGGATGTGTTATCTTCAGGCACAGAACGATCAAACGTTGTTATTAATGATTCTGGTACTTTTGGTTTAGCTAGAGCTACAAACAGTACTTCGCCTGAAGAGGCATTTGCAACAGGTTATGGAAAAACTGTCGAGGATCAAAACCCACAATCGTATAGAGCTTACGTTTCAAATAATTTTGTTGAAGACATAAACACGCCCAAAGGGTTTTTAACTGAACTTAAAATTGGAATATTTGATAACCTCAAATTATCTAGTATCACTAGCGGTCTTCCAAGCGAAATAGACACTATTCATAAAGCGAATCAGGTTAGGGCTATACAGTTTCAGCAAGAGGGTGAGAAGTACATGAAGACAGAAGAAGGGCAAAGTGTCGTTGCTGAGTTTGTAAGTGGAGAAACTATGACTAGAGTTGTTAGAGATGGCGTAGCTGGTATGACAATTGACGAACTGGAAAGTGGAGATATTAGAGGTGTCAAATTTAATGCAACAGCTCTTGACCAATCTGCCACTCCGATCTTGCCTTTTGCTTTACTTAATAAAGCATTCTTGGACGATGATAATCTAACTCCACAAGAAGAACAACAGGTCAGAGACTATGCGGACGCTCTTTATGATACATCCAATCTGAATGATGCAGACAGACTAAAAGTCATCAGCAAGATGGTTGAACGGCAAGTAAACGCTTACACTATTATTGGATTCCAGTTTGGAAAATAACATTTATAAATTATGGCACTAGGAATAAACACAGAAGAGATACTCAACAACCTCAACGACAAAGACAATGAGGAGCTGATACAAAACAAAAAAGACCCCAGCATGGTTAAGGACATCCTCGCTGCACCGTTCAGAGGTGTCGAAGGAGCAGTCCAAGGTGTATACAACCTAGCTGACTGGGCAACGTTCGATTACCTACCAGACTACGATAACCGTTTCTTAGGCAGATCAGAGACTATTGCTGGCTCTCTTGTTGAAGGTATCACGCAGTTCCTCGTTCCCTACGGTGCCATATCTAAAGGTCTCAGCGCAGCTGGTAAGGCTACTAAGTTTGCCAAGCCTTTCATGAAGGTAAACAAGAAGGGTAAAGAAGTCTTGAATTGGAAAGGGGTTCTAGCATCCGAAGCAGCTACAGACTTTGTAGCGTTCGACGCACAAGAAGAACGTCTCTCTAATCTAATACAAGCTTTCCCATCCGTAGCTAATCCCGTTACTGAATACCTAGCAGCAGATGGTGATGACGCAGAACTTGAAGGACGTTT